TGGTCCCGCAGCCTCCCGTTCACTCGATACCGGAAGATCCAGGATTTGGTGCCCGTCGGCCCGGTTTGCAGGTACAGCCCGCCGCCGTCGTTCAAGAGGCCGGGTTCAGTCGCGCGCGAGACGTGCAGTGCGGTGAGCTTGCCCATGAGCAGAGGGTCCGGGAGTCGAAGCGATTAACCCATACTTCTACCCATACTTTACAGGCGACCACATGCGAATGCAAGCGAACCCCGGCGGTGACCACCGGGGTGCCAACCCACAGATTTACAACGATTTTAAGGGTGTTTCCGAACGGTGCCGAACAAAGAAATGGCGGATGGGGTGGGATTCGAACCCACGAGACGGTCGCCCGTCTGCCGGTTTTCAAGACCGGTGCCTTCAACCCCTCGGCCACCCATCCACGATCGACGCGAGCCAAGCCGCATAACACCGGCGACCCGCCGCCAGCGGCACGGCGCATTCACACTTGAGCGCCCTTTCTGTCCGAGGCTCTCGTTGGGGTCAATCCCCAGAACCAAACAATCAGGGCAACGAGTTCAGGTTCATGCTTCGGCGTGGCAATGAGTCGGGTGATCTCGGAGGGGGCCCAGCCTGCGACCTTTCGGGTGGTTTTGATGGAGCGTTTGCCGCATCCGGCGCGGACGATGTTGAAGGCGACGCGGCGGACGAGGGCCATGTTCTGTGCCCCGTGGCCTTTTCGCGGCCGGGACTGGTCTTCCTTGAAGATGACGTCCATGACCCAGTGCATGCTTTCGATCCCCCAATGGCCGCGAATGGCCTCGGCGGCGCGTTCTGGGCTCAGGACCGCGGAAGAGATAAAATATCGTGTTTCTTCAGTGGTTTTAACGCGTCGCTCGGTGCGGGTTGTGGTCTGGATGAGGGTTTTCAGGCCAGGACAGCGGGGCTCGTCGGGATAGCGGCGATCGGACTGGAGCCAGGCCACTTCGTGGCTGACGGTTGTGCGGCGGGTCTCGATACGGCCATGGTCCTTGTCGATGGTTTCAACGGTTTCGAGCCCCGTGGTCTCGGGGTCCTCGAAGAAGCGGACCATATCGTCCTGCAGGGTGGGCTGGTTGCGCTTGAGGGCCCGCACATCATCGCCACCGCGCTCCGTGATGGCCTCGGCGACGGTGGGGTTGGTTGCGATGGCGTCGATGGTGACCAGGACTCCTTGACGGACAGGTGATCCAGGATAGCGAGAGTGGCAACGCACTCGTTATTATTGTCGTTCACTGCCTCCTGGCTGAGCACCAGGCGCTGGGTCGAGGCCCAGGCGGAGACGAGATGAAGGGGGGTCTGGCCGGTCGCGCTGTCGCCGCTGCGCCGCAGGGTCTTGCCATCCAGAGCCATCAGGCTCGGCGCATCGGCGCGCAGGGAGGTGGCCCAGGCCACGACGGAAGCCTCGAACAGAGCTGAATCAATCCGGTTCAGGAGGGTTCGCAACCAGTCCTCCCCTGGAGTACCGAAGTAGTACTCTCCGTACTGTCTGAGAAAATCCAGGTGATGGACACCCCAATCCGCGATCTCGTCATAATCGTCACAGCCCGCAATGCTAGCGCAGGTCACCAGAAACAGGACCTCCGGCATGGGATACATCACTTTGATCGGGGCGCGCGGGTCCTTCACATCTCCAAAGTGCTTGAGGAGAAGGCGAAGGCGGTCCTTGGCAACATCTGCTCCATGGACATCGGGCGCCGGTTGGTGATCCTCCAGCTGTTGAAGCACGCCCGACTCCGCGACACCAAAAAAATCCGCATCCAAGACGTTAACCTGGGCTCGTTGCCCTGGGCAAGGCGCGCAGGTGATTGATCAAGTCTGTCCTCTCCGCCACCAGACGCGCCCGGGCTCGGTGCCGCGCCTGAATGTCCAAGATCAACGCCATCCCGCCCTCTGACGCGATAGCCCTGCGTTAAGAATGAAAACCCGTTGACCCAGGGCCGTATCCTTGACATAAAGGGCGTGCAGACGTGCGCCCAGAGCGAGCCTCCAGGGCCTCACGAGACCACCCCGCCGGCCGGTGCCGCGCGGGGTTTTTTGTTTGCTTTTGCATCGGCGCCGGTTGCGGCGCCCACCTCCGCCCATCAGAGCGAATCGCCGCCCGTCGGGATCATCCCATGACCCCGACGGGCGACGTCATGCCGCTCGTCGGATTTGCCGCGAGAGCTGAGTCGTGTGCGCCCGTGGACCATGTCGTGGGTCCGCTACCGTGCCGCCAGCTCTGCTTGCCCGCTGGGAGCCGTCGACCATGAGCCTGTCTCGTCTGGCGCTACGCGTCGCCACCATGGCGGCGCTACGGGGGCGCACCGCAGCCGGTGACGCCGTCGCCGACAGCGTCACGCCGTCGCTGGACGGCGTCGCCACCGACACCCGCCCGGCGGTGATCGCCGTGTACACCGACGACACGCAGACAACGCCGCGATCCGCCGACCTGATGGCTGGCGCCGCCGCGTTGACGCTGTCGATGGAGGCGGCGGTGATGGCCTGGACATCGCCGGACGGCCCCTGGGACGTCCCGGCCACCGATACCGACGCGGAAACCACCTTGGACTTGCTGGACCGGCAAGTCCGCCGCGCCCTGATGGACACGGACACGCCCTGGGGGGCCCTCTGGCGCACTTTGGTGACTGAGATCACGGCACTGTCCAGCCAGCGCGACGCCGAAACCGATGCCGATCCCCAGGCTGATACCGGGGTGCGGCTGGCGCGGCGGCGGCTGGTGATGCAGGTCACCACCCTGGCCGAGCCGCGCCCGGGCCACATCGCTTCCGGAGTCTGGGCCGACCTGCTGGCGTTGCTGGAGGCCGACACCACGGGGTTGGCGCCGTTGGCGCCCATCCTGCGTGCCGAGATCGAGGGCACGGTGCCGATGCCCCGGCCCACCGCTTGGCCCTCGCATTGGGAACATCACGCCGCAGAGGCGCTGGGACACGAGACAGACGATCCGCAGCCCATCACAGGCCCGATCGAGACGATTGTCACCCACTCGGCCGGTTATCCGAACCCATGAGCGATCCTTACTTCCGCGCCGTCGAACGGCGCTTCGCGGACCTGGAAGCCGCCGTCGAGGACCTCAGGCGGCGCCAGGCCAACCAGATGCGCGAGGGCCGCATCACCGGCGTGGATTACGACCGTGGGGTGGCTACGGTGGAGATGGACGGTTTGCCGTCCAAGGAGATCCCCTGGGTGCAGCGGGCCGGCGACGTGAAGGATTGGGACCCGCCCACGGTGGGCGAGCGCGTCACCGTGATGAGCCCCACCGGCGATCCGGGTCTAGGACTGATCATGCCCGGCGGCTGGTCGAATGATCATCCGGCGCCGCACAACAAGGGCGGTGACCGCTACCTCAAGACCACCGGAACCATCCACCTCGATGCCGACACGTCGGTGATGGTGCTGGCGGCGGAGCGGGTGGATATCCGGGCCAAGACCATCCGCCTGGAGGCGGAGACGGTGGAAATCGACGGCGCGGTGCCCATCACCGGCGACCGTCTGGAGCACAACGGCCGCAACGTCGGCGACGACCACCAGCACACCAACGTCAAATCCGGCCCGTCCCTGACAGGGCCGCCGGCCGGCTAGTACATCGACGCCATCAAGTTATCCGTCCATGACGGCATGAATCGCCGCACGATACGTCAAATTGACTTCGCTTCCAGTCCGGACAAAAGACTGCAGACAGCATCATTTTTCCGGGCCAGTACACGAGGAGGTCCAGATATGCTCTACCGCGTCACCAAGGCCGGCTGGCTGACGGACAGCCGCGGCGAGGGCGCCTTTCGGTCGGTGGGCGAGGCCCTCGATCTGACCGAGGCGCAGGCCGGCTATCTTCGGCGCGCGGGGCAGGTCGAAGCCACGCCCAAGCCCACCCCCGAACCCGTCCCGCCGGCCCGTTCCTCGGCGCGGCGGCGCAAGCCTCGGGTGGCCTAGACCATGGCCGGAATGTGTCGCCACACCGGCCACCCCCTCGAGGGGTGGCCGCACGTCGTCCAGTCGCTGACCGACATCGTGACCACCGCCCTCGGCGAACGGGTAGAGCGGCGCCGCTACGGGACCGACGTCACGGCGCTGCTGGACCGGCCCATGACACCTGCCGTCGTGATGGATGCGTCTGTCGCCATCGCCGAGGCCATCGCCCCTCGCACGGTCAATGGTCAGGAGTACGGCGAGCCGCGCTTCGACCTGGCGGCCATCGTGCCGCGAGAGGCCGGCCCTGATGGCCGGCTGGTGCTGGACCTGGTCGGACTCTACTACCCGCGCGGTCATCTGGGGGATGTCAGCGTGTTCGAGACCGCGACTCATACCGTGGGGACATCATGACCCGCTTCGACGCGATTGATCTGGCACGGCTGACCCCGCCGCAGGTGGTCGAGACGCTGAGCTTCGAGGGACTCGTCGCGGCCATGAAGGCCGACTTTGCGGCCCGCTTCCCAGACTTCACCGCCAACCTGGAAAGCGACCCCGTCGTCAAGGTCCTGGAGGTGGCGGCCTATCGCGAGCTGGTGCTGCGCGCCCGGGTGAACGACGCGGCGAAAGCGGTGCTTCTGGCTCATGCGACGGGCTCCGACCTGGACAACCTGGCGGCCCTGCTGGGTACGGAACGACGCGAGATCACCCCGGCCGACAACAACACCACCCCGCCCACGCCGGCGGTGATGGAATCCGACGACGAACTGCGGGCCCGCGCGCAACTGGCGTGGGAGGCCCTCTCCGTCGCAGGACCCGAAGGCGCATACGTGTATCACGCCCTGTCCGCGGATGGCCGCGTCAAAGACGTTAGCGTCACCAGTCCCGCGCCCCACGAGGTGGTGATAACGGCCCTGGGACGGGACGGGGATGGCACATTGGCTGCACGCGAGATCGTGACAGACCAGCGCGTGGTGCTGACCGTCGAGGGCACCGTTCTCGAGGGGACGGGCATCACGGACCTTGCGGTGGACGGATTAGTCGAAGGCGAAGACTACGTCTGGGATCCGGACACCGGTCGCATGACCCCTACCGCCTCAGGCCATTGCCTCCCAGGCACCACGGTTACCGTACATTATGAACGCGCTGGACCGTTGGAACTGGTGTCAAGGCGCTTGTCCGACAAAGACGTCCGCCCCATCGGGGATCGCGTCGCCGTACGCTCGGCCAGTATCGTTCCCTACTCTGTGGTGGCGACCCTTTGGATGTACGGTGGGCCGTC